TCGTCGTTGGGGACGTGCACGACGGGCATGAAGTCCACACCCAGGTCGGTGGGCTCCTGGACGACCGTGACCGCGGCAGCATCAGCGGGCAGGTTGTAGATCGTCCAACCCTGCTGGAGGCGGTCTGTGCGGATCTGGATGACGTCCATCACGCACGTCCAAGCCCTGGTCCCACCCCACGGGGCCTTCACTGGGACGGGCAGCTTGGCCATCCGCCAGGTGGTGCGCCGCAGGGTCGTGGCCCCGTCGGCCGCGGCGGTCTCCCACGCCAGGTGCACCACGGGCGGGAAGTCGTCGTCGTCCCAGTCCGCGTACTGCGGGGTGTCGGCGGCCAGGAGGTCGGGGAAGTAGAACCCCGGGTCGTATACCCGCAGCTTGGGCCGGCCCGCGCGGGGGGACCAGCCGAGCACGTACACGCCGTCGCCGTCGGTGATCGTGTCGGCCTCACCGGTGAGCAGCTTGCCGGTGAGCTTCTCCCGGACAGCCCAGTCGGTCAGCCAGTCCCGCACCGCGGCGGTCGCCGCCGACTCGACGTCGGCGCCATCGGTGCCAGTGACCGGGTTGGGGTCGGTAACGACGATGGTCTGGTCCTCACCCAACACCAGGGCCCGGGCCGCGTCCACGACCAGGCCGGCGTGCCCGTACTCGCGGATCTTGGACGCCTCACTGGGCTCCGAGCTGGACGGCAGCCGCCCGAACGAGTCGACCTCGAGGCCGGCGCCGGGGACCCACATCCGCTCGGGCAGGTAGTAGCGGCGCACGTTGTCGGCGTACGCGGACAGGATCCGGTACGCGGTCAGGCGGCGCGCGTCGGGGTCGTCGATCCAGGATGCGACCAGCAGGGGCCGGCCGTGCCCGGAGTCATGGCCGTCGGGCAGGGCGTCGATGTGGGAGAGGGCCGACCACTGGTCGTGCAGGAACGTACGCAACAGGGGCCTCCGTGGTCGTCTTGTGGCGTGTGGCACGCCACAAGGGTCACGGTAGCGGGCTACCCGGTAGCAAGGGGGGTTTCGGCACGCGCGTGAAGCCCTAGCGTCTCCGCCCGGCCCCGCGGCGCCGGGCGGCCTGGGACTGCGCGGCCGCACCCACCCCCGCATCAGCGTGCGCCGGAAGGAAGAGGGCGGTCAGGGCGTGCACCACGGCGTCGATGCGGTCAGGGGAGTCACCCACGCCGGTCCAGGACGTCATCTGGTCCTCCAACGCGGCCAGGCGGTCGGTGCCGTCGGCGGCGTGCCTGACCCGCCCCACCTCGTACAGGGCGGCCACACTCTCGGCACGGACCCGTTTGGACCTGGATGCGTGGACCCGGGTGACCGGTGGGGCGATCATCGGCGACCAGGAGGGGTGCAGCTTGAGGTACGCGGCGACTGCGGCGGGCCAGGAGGTCTGCAGCACGGTCAGGACCATCTCGCCACCCTGGTTGTCTTCGACGACCACCCCGGTCCCGGACCAGTCGAACACGGCGTGCCAGACCGCGATGCCCCACTGCAGCGGCGTCCCCCGCAGCGACCGGTCGTCGACCACCCAGCCGACACCCTCGGTGTCCATCGCGGTCACCACGATCCCGGTCTCGTCACTGGACGCCTTGGACGTCACCGCCGGGTCGACACCGACCAGGATCCGCGCCCACCGGTGCATGGCGTCCCCGGTGCGGCCCCGGTGGTTCGCGATCCACGACTCCTGCCAGACGACTCCCTCCGCCGGAGTCGGCCGCTGCTGATATAGGGCAGCCCACGTCCGGCCCGGCGCCCCAGCCTTGATCGCCAACCACTGCTCCTTGGACCGGCGCCGAGCAGAGGCCATGAACTCGCCCTGCTGGCGCCCGAGAGGGTCGTCTGCGGGGTCCAATGCTTCGGCCTGGGCGGGGATGCTGACCAACTTCCACCGGTGCCCGTCCTCCTGAGCGAGGAGCCACCCGGTCAGGTCCTCGGGGTGCCAGCGGGTGTTCACCAGCACCACGGGCGTCCCCGGCGCCAGGCGGGGACTGCCGGCGTCGGTCCACCAGTCGACGGCGTTGCCGCGGATCGTTGGGGAGTCCGCGTCGGCGCGGTCCTTCAGTGGGTCGTCGATGATCAGCGCCCCGTCCACGGGCCTCCCGGTGATCGCCCCGCCGACGCCGGCGGTGTACACCCCGCCCTCGCGCCCGGTCAGTCCCCATTCGTGCTGGGCGGACAGGTCGTCGCGGATCCGCAGGGACAGGGCCTTGCCGTGGACGGTAATCAGGTCGCGCACGGCCCGGCCCCAACGCCTGGCCACGGTGGACTCATATGACACGATCGCGATCCGGGCGTCGGGGTTGCGGTGCAGCAGCCATAGTGGGAACCACTTGGAGCACAACGTCGACTTGCCCTCCTGGGGACTCATGCAGATGATCAGCCGGGAGTCGGGAGTGGTGGCGGCTTCGACCAGTGCTGCGTTGATCAGGTCCAGGGCTGGAGTGCGCAAGGTGCGTGGATCCAGGTGTACGGCAAGGTCGAGCGGAGTTGGGTAGGTCGCCCGCCAGCTGGGGTCGAACATGCGGGCCGCAGCTTCAAGGAACCCCGTCGTCACGGACTACCCCACCTGGGGGAGCGTCTTTGCGGCTATCGCGAGCAACGCATGAAGGTTACCCAGCGCGATTTCCTCGTCGAAGCACCGCTGGTTGTCCGCCTGGTAGTAGTCGCTTGCGCTTTCCAGATGACGTTCGGCAAGGTCGTAATGTTCGAAGCTGTTCATCGTGTCCTCCTTGTGAGTCGTGGACCTGCCGTTGCGCCAGCGCGCCCCATCTGCCCTTCAGACAGGAAGCCCTCGACGCGCGCCCTGCGAATCCAGTCCCGGACCATGCTCGGGGCGACGTGGTGACCATCCATGCGGGTGAAACGCGTGGCCATCCGCTGCGTGATCCCCGTGCCCTTCGGCAGTTCCTTGAGGTACAGCATGGACACCTCCGCCAGTCGGCGATCCGAGGTGCGCGGCCTGCCCCTGAGTGATTTCGCGTCCTCGACCGGGCCCATGCGGTCCAACGTCTCCAGGAACTCAATGGCTAACGTGACATCGAGTTCTTCTGGGGCGACCTCAGCGGCTACGTCCAATGCCGACGCCGGCGAGAGTTCTCTCAGCAGGTTCGTGGTGATGCCACCCAGCGGCGTTGCATCGGTCTCAGGCTCCAAATGAACGCTGCGGACAACGTAGACACCGTTCTGCTTAGCTACTACCCACTCAACTCGCCAGCCGTCCACAGACTGCGTGACTGTCGCGACAGCGTCCGTGTGTACGTCACTAGAGCGGAGCACCACGGAGCCTGATCCGAAGAACCGGGACGATCTTGATCGGGTGGTCATGCTGCTCCTCCTGCGATGGCGCGCAAGTGACGGGGCACGATGCTGGCGACCTGGGAGAGCTGCTCAGGGGAGAGGTTCAGGTCGTCGAGGATCCGCCTGATCGCCTCGGCGACCAGGGCGCCCTGGGTTTCGGCGAGCTGCACCCTGCGCTCTTCGATCCCGGCCCGTAGCGCCTCAGAGCAGACCCGGACCAGGTGGGCGCGTTCGCGGGTGTACAGCTCGTACCAGATGGACGGTGCGGCTTTCTGTGTGGTGGTGGTGCCCCAGTCGTCGGGGGTCTTACGCACCCGGCCCGTGTCGTCGCCGGTGACCTCTTGGTCCCAGTTGTCGACCCTGTCGAGGCCCTCCTTGACCCGCCGCTCGGTGACGCCCCACGCCAGGTCGGTCGGGGACAGCTCACGGACCTGCCCCAGCAGCCATTTGACGTGCCCGGCGGTGGCGGCGACCTCACCCAGGAGGGCGTCGGTCGGGGAGATGTCGATCGGCAGCCCCAACGTCACTACGGCCTTGGCGGCCGCCTCTTCGGCGAGGCGCGCCGCGGCTTTGCGTTTCGTCGTCGGGCTGGCCCCGCCGTGCTTCTGGCACACGAACCCGCCCCGGATGTGCCACCGCCCGCACGGCAGACCCCGCAGGTTGTGGGCGACGCATTTGCGTGGGTCGTGGGTCAGGTCGCAGGTCGTGCACGTCCCGTCGGGTCTCAGTTTCGCGCGTGGGCGCCTAGCCCTGGCCATCAGGTGGGGTTCTTCCGCTCGCTTGTGAGGTGCCAGCGGTGGCAGAGCGGGCACCGGTACGCGCGGCGCTCACGGTGAGGCTCCGAGCGGTGGGGGTGGCCCCGGTTGTTCGAGATGATGATGCCGACCAGGGCTGTTTTCGCGGACTTCTCCGTGGGGTAGGTGACCTTCACACACACGCTCACGACGCGCACGCCGCGCAGATGTAGTCGCCGGCGTCGGTCCGCGCGATCGGGTCGCCCTCGTCCATCGCGTTCCCGCACCCGTCGCACTCGGAGTCGAACCGGGCTGGGAAGCGGGCCGTGATGACGTGGTCGCGCCACGCCAGCGAGTCGGGCTTGGGTGCGTGGATCCGGCAGGCGCACTGCTCCACTGGCAGGTCGGAGAGTTCACAGCGCTCGCTCATGATGCGGCCGCCTTGTGTCCTCGGCGGTCGCACGGGCATCGGGCAGGGGCGTCATGCTCGTTACACCACGCCTCCCCCGTGCAGTTCCGGCACTTTCCCTGCTCACAATCCGGGCACGCCCGGATGCCCATCAGGTGCTTCGCGGCCCGGACGATGACAGCCAGGGCGTCGACCTCTTCGGGGCCCATCTCAGCGCCGCCACGAACCCGGATGACCTCGCCGTCGACTACGACGGGCCGGCACTTGTCAGCGCTCACTGTGCGACCAGGGCACAGAGCAGCCCAGCCTTGTCCAGCTCGGTCGCCTGATGTTTCAGGTTCCACTCCTGGCCGCAGGAGCACCTACCGTCCTTCTGCTGGCAGGGCAGATGCCTGGCCAGGACCCGGGCCGCTACCTTCACCCGCTGTTCGGCGGTCACGACGCACCGCCGATCGCGAGGTTCTGCTCGCGTTCCGTGTACGCCTCGTAGAGCGTGTGTGAGTCGTCGACCTTCAGGTAGGGCAGCATCACCTGGTCGAGAGTCGCCATCTGCGCCTCGATGATCTCGAAGAGCTCGCGCGCGGTCTGCTCACAGACCTCCCCGTCGCAGTCAGGGTTGTCGCACGAGTGCGGGTCCGGGGGCTGGAGCCACTGGGCGAAGCTCATTGGCACGTGGCCAGGGCGTCGGAGACGGTCACGACGGTGCTGGCGGGTGTTGCGGTCATGAGGTTCCTTTCCGAAAGCGCGGGCCGTCGGGCAACGGTGGGGGCGCGGTGGTCCCAGATGCCTGGGTGCTGATCCTGAGTGTGACACAAACCGTCACCTGTGGTACGCGACATGCGACAACCGACCTGGCGGGTTTCATGGGCCCAGTAGGTACGCAGTCAGGGCGGGGTTGCGTCGCAGGGTGTCCAGCAGCAGCGGGGCGACCATGACCACCCAGTCCTCCTCCGTGCGTTTACGTTGGTCGCTCTGACCAGCGGTGAACGCGACAGCGTGGAGGACCTCGTGCACGACGATGGTCCGACCCAGTGTCGGCGCGCAGTTGGGGTGCAGGAGGATCTGGGTGTGCTCCATGTCGGTGTGCCCGTACATTGACGCGGCCTGGGCTTTGGGGTTGCCGGTCCACGCATCGCCGGCCGATGTCAGTGTGAACGTGTAAGGGCCGATGGCGACGGTGTCGGGCATGCCCACGGGCTCGACCGGCTGCGGCTCGGAATCCCAGGGGTTGGGTGTTTCGCTCATCAGGGGGCCTTTCAGCAGCAGGGGTGGGTGGTCTGGCCGGGGTCACACAGGGGGTCCATGACGAGCCCGCACGACCCGCACCGCGGCTTCGTGTCCGCGACGGCGGTCAAGGTGCGTTTGCGGGTACACGTGTCCAGGTGGCAGGTATAGGCGTCGTCGTCCTCGATCGGCAGCCCTGAGGGTGGGATCTTGTGTGCGATCCCGGCGAGCAACCGGATGTTGCCGACGATGCTGGGTTCCTTGTCCAGGGGTATGGCCACGTCGTTGACCGACTTGGCCCAGATCACCGGCCGAGCACACTCGCGGCAGACGCTCATCGGCGGCGGCGGGGGTCGGCGATGACGTCGAGGAGGTCGGCCCAGGCCAGCCTGAGGTCCCCGCACCGGGCCAGGTCCTCCGGTGGGATCCCGGCTTGCTGGCCGGCGTAGCGGTCGGCGTCGACCTCCTCGCGCAGCTCGTCGGCCCGGTCCTGGAGCAGCAGCGGGATGAAGGCGATCGCCTCGAGCAGTTTCACGGCAGCAGCCCGGGTAGGACCGTGTCGGCGTTGGTGCCCAGGTAGTCGTCGACGTCGGCGGCCAGCGCGGTCCACAGGGTGGACTGGTCGGCGTCAATGTCAGCGCACTCGACCGCTTGGTCGCGGAAGTACTCAGCGAGCTGCACCAGGGTCATCACGGCGGGCCGGTTTCGAACAGGTGCCCCATCTGGGCGTCGAGGGCGGCGCGCCGGGTCCGCTCACGGGTCTGCGCGTGGTGGTCACGGTCGTAGTGCAGATGGCAGCCCTGGCACATGGCTTTCAGGTTCTCGGGGCGACAGTCCTCAGGGGTGTGGTTGAGGTGCGCGGTGGTCAGGACCACGACCGAGCCGGTGCCGTACGCCAGGCGGCCGTGGTGGTTGGGGCAGCGCCCGTCGTGGGTGGCCCGGCCGCATTCGCCGGCGCATTCGCAACGCCACCGGGCGCGTTCCTTGATGGCCGCGCTGATCGCTGGCCAGTCCGCGGGGTAGCGGGCCCGGTTTTCGGCGCTGATGGGGCTCACGGCTTCACCCCGTTGGCGCGGCGACGTCGGGCCCGTGCGGACGGGAAGGGGATCACACCATTGAGCGCGCCCTTACGGGCCGCCCTGTCCTGGACGGCTTTGGGGCAGACCACGACGTGAGCCACGGTGCGCCACTCGTTGCCGTCCGGGCTTTCGCCGTCTTTGAGGACGCGGGCGAACGTCCCGCCAGCGGCGGTCCGGTACGCGGCGACGTTCGCGGTCAGGTCCGTATCGGGGCGGCGCTCGGCTTCGATGGGCATGAGGGCGCCTTTGGGGGTGCGCGCCCACAGGAACGAGCCGCCGCAGTCCCGGCACGTCCCGTGACTCACCGGGTGTCCAGGGGTGCGTTGAGCTCGGCTGCAGCGTCGTCCATGGCCTGGGCGTGCGCGTGGAAGTCACCCATCGTGTACGCCCGGACGATCCGGCGCCGGACCGGGTGGCTGATCTGGAACCAGTGCGTGGGGCACGCGTACTGGGTGTTCTTCACGAGGCGGGGGCACGTGTTCTTGGGGCAGGGGTGGGTCGCGCCTCGAGGTATCGGGAAGGTCATGGGGTTCTCCTGGGCTGGTTGTGGGCGGGTTCGGACAGCTGGGTGAGGATCGACCCGTCGAGGAGGTCACTCGGGCGCCACACGCCGACATCTAGGCCGGCGATCGCGAGGTCGGTTAGCCACGCGTCCTGGGCGGGTGTGACCCGGCCGGTCATGCTTTTCAGCTCCCGGACCAGGAACCGCCTGTCGCGGACGAGGACCAGGTCGGGCCAGCCCGTCTCAGACCGACGCGAGTCGTGGGTGTGGTACGTCCGCCAGCCCAGGGTCACGGCCATCTCCCGGACCGTGGCCAGGAGCTCGTCCTCGGTCATGGCCCGGGCTTGCGCGGCCCGGTAGTCGGAGGTGGTGATCGTGGACCTCATGGCTTGGCCTCGATGAACGGGGCCACC